AACGTCCGCCCCGTCATCGCCTTCAACCTTCATGAGCACTGCAGGGTCGGTGACTGGGTCCACCCCATACACTAGTCGTAGCCCAGCAATCCTCACGCCAGCGTGAAGAATACCGTTCGTCGGCCCATTGTCCGACTCCCCCGACTGGTGTAGTCCATAGGCCAGCATCTCCAGGAATTTACCCGTGAGCCTCCGCGGTGCCCCGGGGGGCATGCCCATGTCATCATAACCCTTCATCCAGCGTTGCACCGTTTGCGCGACCAAGAGCCGAGTGGTGGGTGTCCAGGAAGTGTCCCAAGCGGACACATCCCCACCAATACCCCACCGGCAGCCCCACCGAACCGCATGGTCAAGAAAGACCTGCGCGCGCGCTGGGGGGGTTAGCCCCTTCACGCTCCATGGGTGTCCCACGAGTTGATGGAGGAAGGCATGCCAAAAGGGTGCATAATGCAATGTTCGCGAAGGTGTTGGTGCGTGGTAGACCCTAGGTGCTTTCCCTTGCACGTGCCAGAGTTCGCGCTTTACCGTAATCTTGAATCGGTGAAATGCTTTTGCCGATGCCGCCCCAGTGTCAGCCAGTTCCAATGCTTCCAGCAGTCGCACGCGCGCCCGCGGCGGTGCGTCCGCTAGCACTTCCTCAATAGGACTGGGTTGCACTGCAATCGGAGCCAACGGTTCCCCCACCTTCCAGTCTTGCGTGACCATGGCCCGCATAGCTTCATCGATGGTCCGCTGTAGCAGGCCGGTGGGGCCCGGGAGTAGCACCGCGTTATCACCATTGGCTTCGAGAGCCGTGTAATCCGCGCCCAGCATTGGCATGGCCTCCTTGGCGACCCTGAACATAGTGGCGTTGGCCATGTCTGCTGCGGAACATGCCGGCACGTGCACAGGCGGCACCACCAGCGGGTCATCATCCGGCAACATGTCGAACATCATGGGGCGGTCGGCCCCAGGTCGCTGGAGAGGATTGACCACTCCCGCACGCTCGGCAACAATGTCACCGACGGTGGTGACAACCCCCACCCCCGGCTTATGGCCCCTATACTCCGTTGGAGCGGACACATACCCGGTCCATGCAAGTGGCTCTTGCTGGAATAGCGTGGCGTACCGCCTGTTCGTCGCTGATGGCGCCAACGGCAGCCGACGACACGGGATCCCAGGCCCCAAGAACGCACACCGTTGTGTGACCAAGGCGAAGTGCGCTTCCATCCTGCGCTCATGCGCTGGAAACGCCCTAAACCAGTCGTCAGGTTGCATGGAGGTGAAGGCCGCATCCACTGGGTTGCCATCGCAGTCACCCCAACGTGCCCCGGGGTATTTTGCGCGCGGCGTGAAAACCACCTTTCTGCAACCAGGCAGTTGGTGCTCGTTACGCAAACAAGCCCCACAATTCACGCTCGAAGGCGCACGCCCAGCACATCGTACAACGCTGCGAGCCAGCCACCAGGGTTGGTCGGTGTGTTCCCGGCTGTCACCGTTTTGAAGAGATTTCCGAGCACGCCAGCGATGTCGTAGAGCTGGGAAGCTGACCAGGCCGACATCACAACTGTCGTTGCTGCCCAACCACCGGTGGTATTCAGAGCTCCGAATACCGCTGACATAGCGTCCCCGGCG